TGTGTATCTTAATGTATTGCCTGTTGCTGGTATGTAAACCATTGTTGAGCCAGGTTGAGTAGAAGCTGTCCCAGCCTTAGTTCCGATACTATAGCTTTGCCTATAATATCTTTCACATCTTCTTAAGTTATCACCAAACGATTCATGTTGGAAGGGAGCTATGCTGTTAGCATCAAACTCGCCTACTTCTAATTGTACGCCTGTTAGATACCAATCATTACTTGTGCTGTCTGCTAAATTAACAACACCAACTGCTCTATTTGCTTGAGTTTGAGATGACCAAGTTGTATTTAATGTGCCACTAGAATAAGTTGTACCAGCAAGTAACCAAAAAAACATATGTAAACTTGCACTATTATCATTATCAAAAGCTCCTGTGGTATCAGCAGGAAAACTTAATACTTTCTTCTCCCAAGTATTAGCACTTGAAATAGTATAAGCTTGAGATACAGACCTTGTATTATCTTGGTCTTCAAGCTCAACAATATAAGTTCCAGTTTTTGCTGACTTAACCCAAAAAGATACAGTAAATGCTTCTGCACTAGATGTTCCTTTTTTAAATAGTTGTAAGTCTTGCCCTTCAAATCTCATTTGGTGTGTCATAAAAGACCCAGCAGATAAACTACCATTTGCAGTTGTGCAATCATACTTCATTGAGTTACGAAATCCTGAACCTGTTGGAGCATCAGCTACTTGAGAAATAGTCCAAGTTCCACCTGTGCCTATATCTGTTAACCATCTATCACAAGTAAAATAATTACTACCAGTTTGACCTGTAACACTTGTAGCCCTTTGAGCTACCTGCATATCACCATTGATAATAAGTGGTTTAGCATTTTGTCTATCTAAGACTGCTGTGTTATCTGCTACTGTGCCATGTAATGTTAGTGCCATTATTCACTCTCCAATGCTGCTACTTTAGTTTCTAAAACTTCTATTTTTGCAATAGCTTCTTTTAAGGCAGCCATTAATACAGGTACTGTTTCTGTATATTGCATGCCTTTAATCTGAGTATCATCTTCAATACCATCTATTTCTTCTGCTAATTGTGGTGATGCAACTGATTCTTCTATTAGTTCAGGATAATTAGTTTCCCAATCTTGAGCAATAAAGCCAATTTTTGTTCCAGCTTTTGCATTATGTGCTTCTTGTTTCCAATTAAAAGTTACGGCTCTTGCAGCTTTCACATGATTATAAGCATCTGAGCCATTTAGTTCTGTTATATTTTCTTTAATTCTCTCGTCTGAGTTAGCTGTCCAAGAAGTATTTCCACCAACTAAATGAACACCTACATTACTTTCGTCATACACATTCCAAAGACCATTTGTAAAAAATACTCCTCGATAAGTGTGTGAAACCACTACACCAAAAGCACCTAAATTAAGCGAAGGAGATGTAGTGTGAAATTTTACATCACCACTTCCTGTCCATGAGCCTGTTGACGATACAGTACCACTAGTTGCTACAGACAACCCACTACTACTAATACGAATTGTTTCTGCATTATTTACTGTAAAAGTACATGGATGGTTTGTCCTTGTGCCAACTGTGCCAATACCAGAAGCATCAGAAGATATTATTTGTGTTTGTATGCCAGCATTACTTGTCGCCAAAACAACTCCACTACCATTTGTGTCTGTTCCTTTTGCTTCAATAGTTTTGTAAGCAGAGCCGACATTAGTTGGAGCAGTTGTGCCTACTCCTACATTACCATCACCAGTAAGACGCATTTTTTCTGCTATTGTGCCACCAGTCTTAGTTTCAAAAATAAGTCCGCCTACTGTTGTGCTGTCTTGCTGTGCTCTAATTTTTGATATATCAGACTCAGTACCAGTTAAATCACCACTAAATAATATAGCTGGTACAGTATTCGTAGCAGTTGTTTTTAATTTTAAAGCGTCTGTAACACCACTTCCAACAACAGTAACTGCCAAACCACCACTTGATACTTCTGCTATTGTTGTGCCATTGGCTTGTATATCAACTTCACCACTTGTATCTGATATTAACTTTAAACCATCAGTTGTATCTGCATTAATTTTACATGTCATAAGATTACCCATCTTTGTCCACTAGGGACGGTTACTGTTATTCCACTTGCTATGGTTATTGGACCCACACTCATCCCATTGTATCCTGTAGGAAAAGTATAGTCAGCACTAACTGTTTCATTATTTGTAATTATACCATTAGACGATTCTAATTCTCTAGCCTCTAAAGTTCCAGAGAGTGTAACGTCTCCACTTGCGTCTAATATAGGTGTTTTACTAGCAGGTAAAGTACAAAAGACATCTTTAGTCCCAGCAGAAAAATTTACAACACTGTCAGAATTAGATGAAGAAATAATTGTAGTTCTAGCCATAGTAGAACTATCGGCCGATAGCGTGCCAAGTCCTACTTCAAATTCAGAACCACCTTGTAAAGCAATAGCATAATAAGTTGTATTACTATTACCGATACCTGATGCAAAAGTTTCAAATCCTGTTGCAGCACCTGCGAAAGTAATATCTCCTGTACCAGTTGTAGTAGTAGTCTCTTTGACCCTATCATTAACAACAAGTGCCATTTGAACCTCCTACTAAGCTATACGTATAATAGCGTTTGAAGCATCTGCTGTAGGGAACACTACTGTAAAATCACCTGCAGTAGAAGTTTTATCTCCACCAAAGTCCAATACTGCAACTGCTTTATTTGATTGAGTTGAATTATAAATCAACGCACCACGAGCTGTAATTGTTGCTGTAGTCCATGTTTCATCATCAAAATCTAAAAAAGCTGTTGTACCTGATGATGTAGGAGCCACTGTTGTAAGGGCTTGTCCACCAGCAGAATATCCTGTGCCTGAGACTTCGTTAGTTGCTGTATATGCTGTTGTTGTCGCATCTAAAGTTGCTGATGATGTATATAATGCTAAATAAAAAGTATCAGCAGTTGTAGCTCCACGAACTACTGTTGTACCAAAAGCATGAATACCGTTTAACAACTCAACTTTAAATGACGTACACATTGCTTGAGAAATTGCCATTTTATATCTCCAAAAGTTTAGTTAATTCAGAATGCCCTGCTTCATGCAGTTTATTCGCTATCGTTGTATGATTAGACTTTATAGCCTGCTTCATATAGTGCACTAGAACTTGTCTAATGTTATCCTTATAAGCCAATGCTTGTTCTTTTAATAAAGGGTTAGCATCTTGACCTACATAAATTATTTTAGCAAGTGCTAATTCAGCTACTTGCTCAGGTGTCATACCTCCGTATGAAGTAGTAATTACATCATAGTCAACACCTTGTTTTATCTCTGCTACGTTATCCATTTCTTACAGGTATCCTCTCTTGTCCGCTTCTATAAGCATCACGTCTATTTTTACCATCTCCTAAGTTTTTCAATAACTGCATAGATTCATTATACTTGGTTGTGTACTGAGTTACCACATCTACATCTTCTTTCATAAACGCAGCTGCTTCCAATAGTGCACCATAAAACAAAGCAGTATCGAAGTTATCCCCCAACCAAGTATTACTAGCAGTAACAATGCTTTCAGGATAATAGTAATAATGCAATTCAGCGGTGTAATTATCATCAGGAGTTGGTCCTAAAATCATTGTGTTATCATCAAATATACCATAATACTCTGGCTGTGCATAAAAACCTGGATCAGTATCAGGAAATGCTTCTCTAATAAAATTGACATCTTTATTTAAAAGATAAATATATTCATTGTCACTATTTATAACAGCAATACTAAAGGTAGATAACCAATCACTTGGTAATGAAAAGTATTTGTTACCTGAAGTCATTGTACCTGTAGCATTTTTACGTAAGTCAGGTATCTGTACCGTATTATAGATGCGTTGCTCTGCATTCTGAATAAAAGTATTAACATCAGTCGTACTATAATCATTCTCAGTGTACGATTTAATAGCTGCAACTAGCTCTGTATAATTCATTTAATATCCTTACGCCATTGGGCCTCTAGCTTTTGTACCTTTTGTAGCTGCTCCATTACCACGAGTAACTACACCTTCAGTTTTTACATCCTTTTCAGGATAACCTGCAGTATTAGGTACAGCAACTGTTTCTGGCTGTTTGTATGATTGTGGACAACCTTTTCTGTCTTTGTTCATATTTCACTCCTAAGTTGTTGTAACAGTGACTGAGCCTACTTGACCAGTCGATTCTAAATCATCTTCTAATCCTTCTAAAGCTAAAGGATTATTAAGTCCTACTGGGTCCCAACCATACTGATAATCCCTTTGTTCTGTCAAGTTCCTATCTGGTCTAGGGTCTCTAACAGCTTGTGGGTCATCTACAGGATACATTCCTTGCATATTCTGTGGATGGTCTGGTTCCCAACACTCTTTACAAACTTTTATGTTTGTCTCTGTGGTCTTAATAAATAAGTCTTTTAATTCAGTTAACTTATATTGAAAACCACATCTATCACATTCTGCAATGGTATGTTTAGCTGATGCATATTTGCGTCCCATAACTTACCTCATATATGTTGTCTACGAGGGGCAAGTCTCAAGTCAGCTTTCTCTCTATCTTCAGTTGAAGCCAATAACCATTGTTCTTCATACTCTTGTTTTAAAAACTGAGTTCTATCACCTGCATTTGGTATCTTTAGACTTAGATAAAATGCTAGTCCTGCTACCAAACAAGGTAAAAATCTAAACGGTATATCTTGTGTATTCACACCATTACCTGCATCCTCAATTCGTTTTAGTGCCCAATAGACAAATGTATAGCTATCATCTTCTGGAGCTGGCCATACATTTATAATCGGTTGCGATACTTGTCTGTTTATCCACACCTGAATAGGTCTACCTGTTGCATTTTTATTAGGTATTACTCCATAGGTTGGTGCTGATATTCTAGTAATATTAATGTCTTGTTGGTTACTACCTGTCCCTGTTCTAATAACTTGTTCAATTAAATCAATCGTATCAGTAGGTAAGTTATAGGTAATAGTTCCTTCAGTGAGAGATACATTACCTTCTTCAATCGTCCAAAGATTAACACCTCTGTTAGCCCACTCTGCAGTAAGTAAATTTAAACTTCTA